CTAGTTGATAAGATGTATTCTTATTTATACTGATCTGAGTCATAGTTGTATTGTTGAAACGCGACGTTGTGAAAAAGTCGAGGTTGCAATGTTTTGAGTCATGAACTGAGTTGTGATTAGTATATAACGATATGTAAACTGTACGGAATTAACGTGATTACAAACACTAAAACATTCGGTAACAGGTAATGGAGTCCGAAGTCCTGCGATTCCGCAGGGAAGGAAGTAAACAACAAGGAATTTTCGTACGTTACTACTGCCATTCGTCTACAGCAGTAGTTGAAACTGTATATATAACAGCAAGTTAGAATTTGGTCTAACATAGTTTGAAAACTATAATTTCCGGTCTTTTGTCATAGATCGATAAGTAAAAAGACACGCAAGCTTTAAGAAAGCATGCGCAAATTTTAGCTTGCTAATTTGCGTGATTAATTGAGATTCCTATATCTCTCTAATGAATAAATAGGAACTAGTCTTGCCCAAGTCAAGGCTTATGAGGCTTAAGTAGGATGTAGCAATCCTGAATTTGTGCGGTCAGCTGTGGTGGCTGGACGTTCCTAGGCGATAAACTGCCGCCCTAATACCACTATGCCCTTCGCTTGCGATGAGGAAGTGGATTTTTGAGACATCTATGAGTTACCGGTTTCGAACCCGGTGTACTGTGATTGGACTATCTTATTAGGGATCCTTTTCCTTTTCACTCCCCCCCCGGAGTGGATTGGTTGAGGATTGGATTTTCACACCGAAATTCAATGCTTAATCGATTCACACCACAAACATGGTTTCCCAAACCGAGCCCGAAAACTCAAAAGACTCCGAATACCCAGGAGCAGTGGTTTACAACCACGTAATGGATAATGAAGAAATCATAATGATCGATCAAGCAATAGCCTCAAAAGCTTACGATTTGGGGGATACCCCCTCAGAAGTCTCCGAAGACCCGGGAGCAGTGGATCAATTCCACGTAACGGATAAGATTTGCGAAGTCTTTTCAATGATCAATGATTTGAATCGCAAAATTGTTTCTTGGTGTATTAACGTATGGATCTTGGTATCTCTCGTTGAAACACAAATTAAAGATAAAGAATTTTTCAAGGAAATTTATGCTATCAATGCAGAAGTTTTCTGTATGAGTGCAGTCCTGCTGTTTCCTTGGGCACTACATTGTATTATTAATTGGTGTCAACCTAAGTTTGGCTTGAGCTTTAAAGAAAAATTGTTTTACTTTATTTTCTATGCCCTTTCTCGATATGCCATGGTCATGGCATTTTGTTTTGTCTGTGGTTTTATTTGGCGTGTTGCTATTGAATTTGCTTCGTTTGGTGGAGTTGATATTGATCTCGAACCTCAGGGTGGCAAGCGGCGAGTTAAACTGCCTATAGGCGAGAAGTTGAGTGGTATAGAAGAAGTGGAGCTACGAGAAGCTCTTGAACAAGAAGCAGAAATGAACGCAGATATTTCTACCGCAGAGTCTGAGAAAAGTACTCGAAGGATTAATTGGATGAAACGACATGATCCTCGAGATTCTGAAAGATTCTGTAGATATGTCGAAGAGAAGAAAAAGAAGCTTCTTGAGCTTAAGAGAGCCAAAGGTCGGCATCAAGGTCTTAAACCCGAAGGCGCTGAAAGCGCAGCTGACGAGAAGTTCAAAGAGAAAGTTTTGCATCAGATGAAATCGTTATCAGCAGCTGTTCCAAGTGATGATTATGAAGTATATGTCAATTTAGCAATGCAAGGTGTTGCTATGTTGTCTTTGATTTCTACATGCACTAATTCTGAAGAAATTAGTAAATCCATTCAAGGCTACTTAGCTGGTAAGTTGAATGTTAGCGTCATAAAGTTTTTTGAAAAGTGTTTATTATAAAGAGGTGATATTTCTCCTGAGGGAGAGTCAGATTTTATCACTATGGTTGTTCGCTTGCGTTCTTCTACACTTGATTTGATGGATGCTCCTTTTGGAAAATTTCTGCGTGATGTATTTTGCGTAGTTATTGTTCAAGGATTGGCACCAAAGAATCTTTTTGAGGAGGAATCTGTACTATTTCGCTTCTTGGATAAAATGGAAAAAGAAACTCTGTCAATCTCCACGCGTTCTTATTTCGAAACGATGTTTTCGATTATGGAGTATTCAGCTGGTTTAGTTGATGCGATTAGAAGAGGCGAAGATTGGATGGAGTATATTTGTCCAACATCACTTTCTTTGCGTATTGCCAATATTATTAGTCAAGGCAAGCAGCTCGAAGCCGGCTTACTTGAAGATGTTAGCGAGAAGGCTATGAATGAGTTGGAGAGTGAAACTGCTTCAGTGCAGGCCCAGTTGAAACAACTTCTGTTGAATTCGCGCGGTCGAATTTCAGTAACTTATGAATTGCAATATTCGAAAGTTAATTTGCTGTTAGAACAAATTACAGCATACAGAAAGAACGAAGGTTTCAGGAAGTCGGCTTTTATGTTTTGTCTTACTGGTACTTCGCAAATTGGGAAAACAGAGTTGCTTGATATGCTCATCAGAGCTTGCGAAATGGGGTGTGGAGAGGATTTCACACCTGATAAAATTGCCACAATCCCAGTTGATGCTGAGTATGACGACACCATCAAGCGTGGTACGCGAGTTTACAAGATTGATGATGCTGAGGCTTTGCGCCCAGATCACGACAATGGGAACAACTCTGTCATTAAAAAGATTTTGAAGTTGGTTAACAATGTTGCAATGCCCACGAATCAATCAGCTGTTGAGCGAAAGGCGAATATATTTTATCGTCCTGCTGTTGTCGCTATGAACACTAATGTTCCTCATTTGAATGCGAATTATTTTTTCCATGAGCCGTTGGCTGCGTTTAACCGCATTTTGTTCATTGAAACTATTTTGACTAAGGAATTTTCGGATACTGATGGCAAATTGAATAAAAGGCTAGCAAATGAGCAGGGCCCATTATTCAGCGTGCCAATGCACAAATTTCACCCTTTTACATGGGTGAAGACAGGCTCTGGCGATGAATGTGTTCGCCGATATATCGGAGAGAAGCCTATGGAAGCCAGAATCTTTATGAAATGGTTTTCAGATATGTGTGTTCAGCACAATATGGAACAGGAAGCTCTCGAGTGTAAGAAACTACGGGAGCGTGATTATCCTTTCTGTGTTGATTGTCGGTGCCCTGTTGCGCCTGGCTGGTGCGATTGTGCTAAGCCAAATATCGAACCCGAAGGTATCATTGCAGAATTTGCTGGAACTCTGCTGGACGACTACGCGTTGGACATGCTTAGTTTTACAGTTACTCGCGTGTGGGAAACCGTGGGTGGTAGATTGGCGTTGTGGTTTCAGAACTACGCGCTTTTCGTTGCTTTACAGGCAATTAAAATATTTGTAGGAGCTAACCTCTTGGTAGATCAGAAAGTGAAACGTTTCATATTTCTGTTTTTATCATTAATGTGTGCTTATTTGCCCTGGTATTATCAGTGGAG